CTTCAAGAGTTGAAGGACAGGGATCGAGAGGTATTGGAAGCAGCGCTTGAAGCCAAGACCTATACTGATGTTGGCCGTTCAGCTGGCATGTCCGAGGAATACTCTCGTCGAAAAGGGGGTAGGCGAGCTTTGCTGTCTGCAAACGATAATTTGGCAGCCGCAATCAAAAAATACGCAGCCTAGGTCCATATTTCGTGATCTCACGGAGAGTATAGTGAAGGGGTTCAACCGCTATGCGGTTGCCCCACACTGTTCCGTGCGCAATGGCGACGGACCCGAAGACATGCTGCAGTAAGGTGCAGTCTCTGAGCTTCGGGTAACTACCCGACGACGGTATTCAGTCGTCAATCTGAAAAGCAAGCGCAGTCCCCTGCAGTCATTGGCGCGCAGACATAGGCAGTGCACGCCTGCATTGCGCTTGCCAATCTATTCAAATCCCCGGCGCCGTTTCTCCTCCGGCAGACGGGATACGGCGGGTTGAGCTCATTCCTGTGGGTTCCCCGCCGATCATTTTCATCTGGGTGTAGCTCAGTTGGTAGAGCGCTCGGCTTGGGTCCGAGAGGTCGCAGGTTCAAATCCTGCCACCTTGACCAGTTTCATTAAGGACAATCAATGCGGAGTGGAGAAGTGGTCATCTCGCTTGGCTCATAACCAAGAGATCGTCGGTTCGAATCCGACCTGCCGCAACCAAACAAGACCAGCAACGCCTTCTGCCGCCACGATATATTGTGGGTTAAGTGCAGGCGCACCCAAGCTGGTTACTATCGTGAGGAGTAATTCCATGTTTGATCGTCTATTCCGAATTGCCACGGACGTTGTGACGACTCCCGTCGCCGTTGTGGCCGACGTCGTTACGTTGGGTGGGTTGATCAATGATCGTGACGAGCCATATACGCTTACGAAGGCTCGCCGCATTGGCAGCGACACAGCTAAGATCGTAGACAAGCTGGCGTCGTGACACAGCGCACATGGGTTCACCTCTATAAGACTGCCAGATGGCAGCGAATGCGTGAGCGACAACTGACTGACCAACCGCTCTGCATGTTCTGCCTGCATGTTGGTGACGTAGAACCGGCGACGGTTTGCGATCATGTCATCGCTCATAAGGGCGACGAGTTCCTCTTCTGGGATGCAGGCAACCTCCAGTCGCTTTGCAAGACGTGCCACGACCGAACCAAGCAGCGCTTGGAGCGAGGTCAGGACATCGTGACCTTTGGGGCCGACGGATGGCCGGTAGATTAACCATGCAATTCTCGACCTCTTGCATGGTTAGGCGGGTGAGCTCCGGCTCCCCGCCAATTCACATGAGGTCGTCAAGGAGTCGAGACCTTGAGCATTATGAATTCCTTAGATTGGCAACAGCCAGCAAACGACAATAACAGTGCTTGTATGCAGTGCGGCATCGAGATCAATGGCCCAAAGACGAAGCTATATTGCGGTAAGGCGTGCTCATCAAAGGCAAAGCGTATCCGTGATAAAGCCTTAGGGAAGGCGCACAATGATGGAGCGCCTGATCACATATGCGAGGAGTGTGGATCAGTCTTTCAACGCAGAAAAGACAGCCATAATGTTGCAAGGTTCTGTTCTAGATCATGTGGATTTGCTGCTCAGTCGAACTTAAATGCCAAGCAGCGACACGCCGAAACAATTAAATCGTTCAAAGTTTCCTATACTGTAAAGCGCAGTATTTGCCTTGAATGCGGATTGAGATTTCAAGCCGACATTCTATCTCAATCGATATGTTCAGATGCGTGCCGTGATGCGCGTACTAAGTTTCAGTCACAGCAAGCGCAGGCATCGAAGTCCGACATTGATCGCTCTGAAAGAGTTTGCCCAGAGTGCTCGATAATATTCGCACCAGTGTACGGACGGGCCCATTCGCGGTTTTGCACAGATGCATGCTCGCAGAAGAACTTACGGAGAAAAGGTAGCGCTAAGCGCAGAGCACGCATGAAGGGTGTGGCAAATGATAACTTCGATCCTATTGAGATCCTGTCTCGAGATGGATGGAAGTGTCAGATGTGCGGTGTAAAAACACCTAAGCGCTTACGCGGAACAACCGATCCTCGTGCGCCAGAGCTGGATCACATCATACCGATTTCTCTTGGCGGTGACCATACCCGCATTAACACTCAGTGTTCGTGCAGACAATGCAACGGAAACAAAGGTGCATCACTTCTCGGTCAACTTCGATTGTTTGGCTAGGGGGTATATTGCAACTCGTCAGCTTTCGATTCCAACGGAACGGCGAGGGTCCATCGCGCACGCATCCACAATTCAAAATATGACCCCTCTAAAGGATTTATGCCATGGCGAGGCCAAGAACGCCTCGCGCCAAGGCGGCAGTAGAGGCAAGTGATAAAAAAAACCCGCAGCGCTTCAAAAACCGCACCGACGCCAAGGCCGATGGCCCGCTCGGCAATCCTCCCGCATGGTTGAAGGATACGCCGGAGCTAAAAGCCAAGGCTGCATGGAAGCTGTTTGAAAAAGAGCTGCCGTGGCTGAACCAGTCGCACCGCACGTTGGTCGGTATGGCGGCAAATATTCAGGGCCGCATCATGGCTGGGCAAGAAGTTGGCGTGCAGGCGATGAACTTGCTGCGTCAGATGCTTGGCCAGATGGGTGCAACGCCTGCGGACGCATCGAAAGTTGCGACTGGCGACGACGGCGATGAGAAGGATGATCTGCTTGACTGATATGCCTGCGCTGGAGCGTGTGAGCGCTTACGCGCAAGCTGTCATTGACGGCACTGAGATTGCAGGCCCGCACGTTCGGAACGCTTGCCAGCGTCATTTCGACGATTTGGCTACCGGTCATGAGCGCGGGCTCTGGTTTGACGATGAGGAAGCGGATCGTGTGTTTCGCTTCTTCGAAGAGCGATTGAAGCTCTCAGAAGGCCAGTTCGAAGGTAAGCCATTTAAACTGCATGCCTCACAGGCCTTCAAGCTCGGTTCGTTGTTCGGTTGGAAGCGTGAAGACGGTTCCCGCCGTTTTCGTCGTGCTTACATCGAAGAAGGCAAGGGCAACGGTAAATCTCCATTCGCTGGCGGTGTCGGCCTTTTTGGATTGATCGCCGACAAGGAAGCGGGCGCGCAGATTTATGCGGCTGCTGCTAAGAAAGAACAGGCAGGGATCTCAAAGGATTCGGGAAAGTCGGGTTCTGGTCCACGACCGCATTTCGCGCTTTGCGACGAGGTGCACGAGCATCCAGATCGATCGACGATGGAAATGCTCGAGCGCGGCTTCAAGTTTCGTCGCCAGCCGCTGCTACTGATGATTACGAACTCTGGCAGCGACAAGAACAGCATCTGCTGGGAAGAACACGAGCACGCAGTTCGGGTTGCGGCTGGGACGCAGACGCCAGACGAGGTGTTTAATTACGTCGGTGAGGTCATCGATGACACGACCTTTGCATGGGTTTGTGCGCTCGATAAGGGTGATGACCCTCTGAACGATCCGACTTGCTGGAAGAAAGCTAATCCACTTCTCGGTGTGATTCTGACGCACGAATATCTTGCAGGCGTTGTTGCTCAGGCCAAGCAGATGCCGGGCAAGCTGAACGGCATTCTGCGTCTGCACTTTTGCTGCTGGACCGATGCCGATAAGGCATGGATGCCGCGTGAGACTGTCGAAAGCGTCATGGACGACTTCGACCCTGAAGAGGAACACGCAGACAAGCCTGTCTTTATGGGCGTCGACCTTTCCGGCAGTAAGGATATGACTGTTCTTGCCTGTGTGATTCCTACGGGTTTCATGGAAATGGAACGTGATGACGGAGCTACCGTCAGTCTGCCGACCTTTGATGCGTGGGTTGAGGCTTGGACGCCACAGGAAACTCTGCAAGCCAGAGCGCAGGCCGACAAAGCGCCGTATGAGCTATGGGTGCAGCAAGGCTGGCTCAATGCCACGCCGGGCAAACGTGTCCGATATGACTTTGTTGCGGCACGACTTCAGAAGCTTGATCAGAAGTTTGAAATCAAAGCCATTGCTTACGACCGCTACGCTTACGACAAGTTTCGCGAAGAGGTAGACGCGCTCGGCATTGAAGTTGATCATGTTGCACATCCGCAGGGTGGTAAGGTCAGGGCTAAGCCCGAACCATCGAAAGTTGAAGCCGCAAAAGCCGCTGGCCTGCCACCCCCGCAAGGCTTGTGGATGCCGGGCTCGGTACTGGCGCTAGAAGACATGATCATCGACGGGCGCATTCGTTTAAGGCGAAACCCGGTGTTGATGACTGCCCTCATGGGCGCCACGTTCGATCACGACCCGCAAGAAAACCGCTGGTTTGTAAAAACGAAAGCTTCGGTTCGTATCGATGCGGCGGTAGCTTTGGCGATGGCTATTGGTGCTGCGATGGACACTCCGATTGAGCCAGAAGAAAACCTCGATGACTTTATCAATAACATGGTCGTCATCGCCTAACTCACGACGGAGCGAATATGGGCTTCATTGATCGATGGGTCGGAAAACCCATCAAGCTCACCGACGGCGAGTTCTGGCGAGGTTTCTTCGGCCTTGGAACGACTTCAGGTGAAACAGTCACTTACGAAAAAGCTCTTGAGCTTGATGCAGTCTGGGCGTGCGTAAATCTCGTAGCGAACTCGGTAAAGACGCTCCCATGCAACGTGTTCAAGGACGACGGCGTCACAATCGATCGTGAAAACGTTCTGTATGAACTGCTTCACGATATGCCCAATCTTGATGACACAGCGTCTGATTTTTGGGCGATGGTGGCCATGTGCCTTTGTCTGGACGGTAACTTTTTCGCCGAAAAGAAGATGAACGGTGGTCGCCTTACAGCTTTGAATCCGTTTCATCCGCTCGCCGTTAAGGTCTGCCGTGACGATCGGAACAATCGATACTACGAAGTGACCGAAACCGCCAAAGGTAAGTCAGGCACGATCCGTCGTATCAGCGAAGACAAAATGTTCCACGTTCGTGGGATGGTCATTCCCGGCTGTGATCGCGGTCTTTCGCCAATTGGCGTTGTCCGGAACACTGTCGGCAACGCACTTGCGGGTGAAAAGACGGCTGGCAAAATGTTTGCCAACGGCATGCAGGTTGCGGGCGTTCTTTCATCTGACCAGATCCTTAAGTC